TCGCCCCGCGCTCAGCCAGAGCGGCAGGGCAACGGCGTGGTTATGGTGAGGGGGTCCGCCGATGTCAATTGGAAAAGCAGGAGAAAAACGCCTATGGCTTCGGCCTGCGAGGAGCCGCGCGCATCGCGTGGATGCGGCGCAAACCAGGTCACATGACGGTCCGCAGCAAAAGGGGGGGCAGGCCCGCACGCGGCGAGGTGCACGGGGAGCGGCGCGCGCGCGACCGCGAGACTCCAGGCCTCGTGCGCCTCTTCGGGCTACACGCGGTCGAGGCGGCGCTCAGGAACCCCGAGCGGGGCGTCGTGCGGCTCCTCGCCACCGAGAATGCTCGGCGCCGTCTCGCCGAGGCTCTCGCGGTCCGCGGCGTTTCGGCCGAGCCCGCATCCCCGCGCGATCTCGACCGCCTCATCGGCGCGGGCACCGTTCACCAGGGCGTGCTTGCCGAGGTGCGCCCGCTCGCTGAGCCGAGCCTCGACGACCTCGCGCGGCGCGCCGACGGAGGGGCGGCGCTCGTCATCCTCGATCACGTGACCGATCCGCACAACGCGGGCGCTGTGCTGCGCTCGGCGGCCGTGTTCGGCGCCGCCGGGCTCGTCATGACGCGCCGGCACAGCCCGCCTCTCGACGGCGTGCTCGCCAAGTCGGCCTCGGGCGCCCTCGAGCTCGTACCTGTGCTCCTCGTGCAGAACCTCGCGCGCACGCTGCTCGACCTCAGGGGGCGCGGCTTCACGCTCATCGGACTGGACGACGAGGCGACGGCGCGCATCGAGGAAGAGGCGTTCCAGGGCAGGACCGCGCTCGTGCTCGGCGCGGAGGGGAAGGGACTGCGCGAGCTCACCGTCGAGACCTGCGACCGGCTGGTGCGCATCTCGGGTGCGGGCGCGCTCAGAAGCCTCAACGTGTCGAACGCGGCGGCGGTCGCGCTGCACGTGGCTGCCATGAGACGGGAGGCGGGCGAGCGCGTAGCACAGAAACCGTAAGGGTGGCGCGTGCGCCGCCCTACGCATCAAATCGGATTGCCGGATCGCGCGTCTCAATCGCAGTAGGTCGGGCGCCAGCAGGTCCAGCGGCCGCCGCGGCACACGTAGTCGCCCCAGCTATTGTAGAAGCAGCGCCGGTTCACCCAGCCGCACTCCTCAGGGCCCGGATAGCACTCGTCGTGAGCAGAGTAGTAGTGACGGTCGCGGGCATGTGCATAAGCGCCGAGGAGGCCCAGGCCGATGATGCCTGCGGCCACGCCGGCGGCGAAGCGTCCGCCGCGATGGCCAGCCTCGGCGGGCCCGATGGACGAGGCGGTGACGCCGGCGATCAGCGCCAGAGCCATCAGTGCGTGCATGATCCTCTTAAGCATGGGCCATTCCCCATAAAACGCGATCGAGGAGGCGCTGGCTCGTTCTACGAACGCCTCCGCGACGGCTCCAGTTCCAGCATCCGTCATAGAGAAGCATGAGGTATGAATACGGCATGAACGCGGTGCCATTTCAGCGAATGCGGGGCATGCGGCGTTCCCGCGCGGGCCCCCAGCGCCGTTGTGCTCACCAGTGATGGTGCCAATGCCGGCCGTGGTGGCGGTCGTGCCAGGCGCGGTGGACGTAGCCCGACTTCGGCGAGCCCCATGCCGCGTAGTAGGGCGGCAGCACGGGAGCTGGGCGGCAGCAGGCACGCCGCCAGCGTAGCCACGCGGCCGGCACCCATTGGCTCGAGTTGTAATAGGGATAGTAGCCGCGCGGCTCGTAGCGGTAGGCGTAGGGATCGAAGCCATCGTGATGGCGGTCCCAGTGGGCCTGGGCGGGCGCGGCGGCGATGGCAATGGCGACGGCACAGAGCGCGATGAGCGAGGCAATTGCTGAACGCATGACGGAGCTCCGGACGTGAGCGAATGGAATGCGATTATGCGCAACAATTGCGCGAAAGAAATAACATTGATTTAAGCGCCCGCGCGGGCGCGCTGCCTCGGGACGGCCTTGCAGGTTGGCTTGGCGCGGCCATCGCGGTTCGAAACGGACCAAGACGACTGACCCCGCGCGTAAGCCAACATGCCTCCGCGAGATCAGCGACGGCGATGTCGGAGTGCGCGCGGCACGGGCGAAGCGCAAGACCGGCCGGCGTACCGCCTGCGCCGGTCCCTCTTGTCACGGACCAGAAGCCTCACTAATAGCGCTAGGAGGCGGTCCTGGCTCACCGTGCGCCTGTTAGCGTCGTGCCGGCGGAGGCCGGCATCCAGGCACCTCGCAGTGATTCTGCGGAGGCTTGACTGGATCCCGACCTGCGTCGGGATCCAGTCGATGCGCTTGTAGACAAAAGGAGTGCCGGCTTAGCTCAGTGGTAGAGCAGCGGTTTTGTAAACCGTTGGTCGGGAGTTCAAATCTCTCAGCCGGCACCAGCCCTTAGCTGCATCGAACACGTCCATTCTACAGGCCGTTCTACACACTTTCGTTCACGATCCGCCCCGCTCGAGCTTCGCTATCGCGGCGATGGCGAGCTTGTCTGTGCGGGCCGAATATCGATCGAGGATCGCGGCCACGTCGGTGAGCGAGTGGCCGGTGATCGTCGCAATCTCTTGAGGCGTGCACTCAGCTTCGGAGAGCCGGGTTACCGCCGTCCCGCGAAGATCATGGAACGTGCGATCCACGATGCCCGCCTTGCGCGCGGCTTTGCCCCACGCCTTGCGAAATGCGTTCGGCTCCCAGGGCATGCCGCGCGCGTTTGTGAGGATCACGGGTGAGGTCCGCGGCGTCGTCTCCAATACGGCGCGAAGGCGCTTCGTCACCGGTACATTGACGCGGCGGCCGGTCTTGGATTGGCGAAGTCTGATCCATGCGCCATCGAAGGCGGACCAGGGCAGCACGAGCAAGTCGCCTTGGCGTTGCCCGGTCTCGAGCGCGAGCACGAGAGCGCGCTGTAGAGACACGGGCGCAGCGGCCATGAAGGCCGCGACGTTCTCCGTGCTCCAAATCTTGTCTGCCCTGTCGGCGTGGTAGAGCCGCTCGACACGCTCCGGAGGCCGCCACGTCGTCAAGCCGCGTCCACGAGCCCACGAGATCAGGCGCATGAGCACCATCCAGGCATAGTCCGCCTGGCGCGGGCTCGCAGTCATTTTGTCGCGCCAGTCGAGAAAGTCGCGTGTAACGCGCGGGTCCTCGAGCGCGTCGAGCGGGAGAGTGCCGAATGTAACCTCGATCTTCGCAATGAGCTTGAGATAGTCCGATTTCGTGCGCGCCCGCAGGCGCGCGAACTCCGGCGAGGTCTTGTAGCCGATGATCACCGATTGAAAGAGCGAACGGTCAGGCTCCCGTCGCGCACGGTGCGCCGCCTGATAAGAGGCGAGGAACTCCGGGGAACCGGGTTCACCCTTGAGGCGCGGGCCGCCGCGCCAGGCGTAGTGATACTCGACGACGACGCCGCTCTTGAGCCGCTTGCCGAACGTGTGGATACCCTTGAGATTAACCCGCATGACGCGACTCCCGCCAGCGGTCGAGCGCGTTCGCCGGCGTCCCTATTCCTGACATGCGGTCGAGCGCCGCGTCGATAGCTTTTAGATCGTAGAGACCGACCTCCGGGAGCGGCTTTGGCAGACGGCCGCACGCGACCAGGTGCCGGAACGTTGACAGCTCCAGCCCGATCGCCTCCGCGGCAGCCGTCTCTGTTGCCAGTCTACGCAAAAGCCGGGTCCCTGTTCTGTCGATCACCAACGCTCGTCATGTTGAGAGGTGAGAGATACTCGTTGCCGCCGTCGATCGGCGGCAGGTTCTCCCAGGCTCTAATCTCGTTCGGCGAGAGCCAGCCGCCGTTGCGGCCGATCTGATAGGCCTGGAAGCGCGCCGACTGATCGCCGCGCAGAAGGCCCTGCAGGTCATGCTCGACAAAGTAGATGCGGCGTCCTTCCTCGCTGAGCAGGTCCGCCATCATCGCCTGCTCGATCCGCCGTGCCATCGGTGCGAGGCACCGTGCCACGAGCGCTCGGCTCTCCTGCTCGACGTTCGAATACGTCGCGTTGTCGGGGATCCCCGCGGCCGTTGGCGGCACGCCGAAGATGCGCGCTATGTCCAGGTTCGAGAGCTTGCGGCTCTCGAGGAATTCCATGTCCTTCGCCGGCATCGAGAACGGCTTCCACTCGAGGCCGCCATCCATGACGATGATCTCGTTGGCGCGCGCGGCCCCAATCACCTTTGCAGTGAAATCGGACTTGGCAAGCGTCAACGCCTCCTGGGTGACGGGCTTTGGGAACACGAGCATCCCGGCCGGCCGGAAGGCATTGACGGCTTGCGCCTCCGCCGTCGTCTGCTGCGCGATGGCGGTGCGGAACGTGGCGCGGGCGAGCTCGATCGGCGATAGGCCGCGAAGCCCGTCCGACGCGCGGCGGTACCGAAGGTGCAGCATCTCCCCGTCGAGAAGGATGTCGGTCGCGCCCTCGGGCCGCGTGGCCGTGTAGCGGATGCGGCCGGACGGCCGACGCTCGACGGAGACGTTCGGTGCCGCGTAGGGAAAGAGCGCCGTGACGCGGCCCCGGTCATCGCGCTCGATCCGAGCGTAGGCGTTGCCGTGAATCAGGAGGCTCGCGGCCATCAGCTCGCGGCCTTCGAAGGCGGTGAGATGATCGTTGAAGCGCTCGTGCAGGACCGCGTACAGCGGATGCGCCGCCGCCGGCGTCCGGCCGCCGTCGTCGGTGCGCCGGTACAGCCGCAGCGGCACCATGGCGAGGTTCTCGGCGATCGTCTGGATGCAGCGGAGCGCGACGGCGTGACCGCTCGCGCTCTCCGGGGACAGGAAGCCGCCGGCGGCGACGAACTTGTTGTCCCAGTAGTCGAATGTCTTGAGCGAGCGCGCGCGCAGCTCGCGGGCGGTGCCGAGGATGCGATTGAGCCACCTCATGAGCAGGTCTCCAGGTACCTCTTGAGATGCGCCAGGCGCGGGCGCGAGCGAAGCGCGCCGAGCGCGCGCTTGGCAACCTCGGTATCGGGATACGCCGGCGTCGCGGTGATCGAGATTTCATGCAGGTCCACGTCGAGTAGCTCGCGGATGGCGGCGCCATCGGCGAAGGTCCACTTGTCGCCGCCGGGCGGGACCGTGAAGGCGAAGCTCGCGCCCTTGACGTCGCCACGCTCGACGGAGACGGCGAGATCGCGCGCGGTCTGAATGTCCGGCAGCGCGATCTCGAAGGCGAGGCCCTTGTCGTCCTCGGCGAGTTTGAGCGTACCCGCCGAGCGCCGCCCCAGGACCAGGTGCGGCATGTGATGGACGAGCGCCAGGGGATCGAGCTTGCCTTCGCGCAAGGTGCGCGCGAAGGCGCCGCGTCGGACGTGCTCGACAAAGCCGCCGAGATCGTCGGAAGCCTTGTCGAACACGGCCGCGTAGCCCTCGAGGCGGGGAGCGCTCTTGCTCCCCGCGAAACGCAGCTCGATTGCCGTACGACGCTCGGTCATCGTCACTCCTGCGGGATGTCCGTGTCGAGGTTATCACTGAAAGCGAACGCCTCGACGTGCCGCACGGCCACGTTCACGTCCCGCATCGCCCGCACGAGGACCCGGCCCTTGGCGTAGGCCGTGCTCTCGTAGGGGTTCACGAGAATGTCGGTGCCGCTCCAGTAGCCGATTATGAGTGAGGACCACTCGCCGAAGATCACAAGAGCCTTATCCTCGGGCGAGGCGCCGGCGACGCCGGGAAGCGCACTCGTGACGCCCGCGGGATAGCCGGCCATCTCGGTCGGCGACTCCATCACGTAACCGCCGCACGTCGGATTCCCGGCTGTCACGTCGAAACGTGGGGCAGCCCGGAGCCTCTTGACGGCCCAGGAGTTCAGCGCCCATCCGAGGTTGCTGCCCATCGCGTTCGCGTGCTGCACCGTCGCGATGAACTCCAGGATTTGCTCCCACATATGATCGGCGCTCGACAGATCGATCTCACTTGCACCGGAATTCGTGATGCCGGTTGGCGTGTTGCTCGAACCGTCGCCGGTCATCGCCTGGATATCGATCTCGTTGGCGATGACGGCCGCGAGATCGCGGCGGACCAGGTCCTCGACGCTCGGCACTGCGTTGATCAGCGTGCGCCGTGAGAACGATGTCATGCAGCCGACCGTCTTCGGCGTCAGGTCCACGTCGGAGAAGGTGGCGTCGGTCTCGCTGAGCGAGCCGTCCTCCCCTACCCAAGCCGCCGTCGAGCTGCCGCTCGCCTTGGGTATCTCCACGTTCCCGGCGAGCCCGTCGAGCACCGTGGCACCCAAGCGCTCCGTGACGAGCGCGGCGCGGAGGCGGTCGATGAACAGGTCGGCGCGGTGCACGGTCGGGATTAGGTCCGCCGCGCTCGAGCCGGCGAGCAACGTGCGCCGCTCCGGTCGCAGGAAAATTTCGTCCGGTGCGAAAAAGCCCTGCGGCTTGCGGCCGGTGCGCTTGACGACCTCGGCGCTGATCTCGCGCTCGAGGCCGTCATCGACGCCGGAGCCCTGTAGCTGGCCGGCGATGGCGCGGCAGATCGAGAACTCCCGCGCGCGGTCCTCGTAGCGGCCGTCGCCGCGCCGCGTGACGATCGCCGGCGCCGCGCGCTCGAAGGCCTCGAGCTCGCGGGCCCGCTCCACCTTCTTGTCGAGGCCGGCGATCTCGACCTTGAGGTCGCCATACCTCTTCTCCTCGTCCGTGTTGAGATCGCGGCTCTCGCGTTCGGCGAGGTCCGCGAGGGCGCGCATGGCCTGGACGGCGTTGGCGCGCTTCTCGATCAGCTCGTGCAGGCGCATTTGTGCCTCATCGGTTAGAGTTGACTGGTACGCATGCACTGAATGGGTGCGGTCGCACTCCCTTTCCTGTCATGTCCCGCCCGACGCCTGAGGAGGGAGTTTGGTTTGCTCGGTCGGACCGCGCGACAGCTGGAGAGGCGCCGGGAATGGGTTCAATGGGAATGCCTTGGATGATCGGCAGGCGAGCTAACAGCAATGTCTCCGCCAACAGATCGGGTCTAACGAGCCTCATCGCTTCGACCCCCTCTTCGGCATGTTCGCCTTGATCGCATCGTCAAAAATCCGGCCG